GTTTCAATTAGATCGTCTCTCTGCTCTCCGGATATCATCGTAAAATCAGTATACGTGGTATAAAGCTCTTGCATTGTCCCTTGAACTTCTTTCAACTCAGCACCATATTCACGAGTTTTTTCGTAAATGCCTGATAATTGTACCGCATATTCATCACCAGCACCGGTGGCGCGAAGGAAGGCGCTTTGAGATTCATCGAGTTGAAAGATCAAATTAATGAAGGAATTTGTGATGGCCGAGAGGGCGCCCGTAACAAGGCTGCCCATAAATGCATTGACTCCGGCCATGCCATCCTTTAAGGACCACAAAGCTTTTCCGAGCCCAACCAACTTATCAGCATTAAAGAACTGGTGCTTGCCATATTGAGCAAAAGCGGCTCCTAGTGATTTGCCTAGCTCTTTTCCGGCCTTGACGCCTTCTTTCAGAGCTTCGGTTGCTCCTTTAACTTTGTTAAGTTGTTTCTCTGCCTGCTCTGTTCGTTTTTCTTGGGTTTTTAAATCTTTGATGGCTTGGTCGCCGGAGCGCTTGCCATCCGCAATTTCTTGCTTGATCAGCGCCAGCATTTTGTTTTCGCGATCTAATATTGCTTGAGCCTGTATGGCCCGGGCCTCTTGAGAGCTTCCTAAGTCCTTATAGCGCTCGATTTGTTTATCTAGCGCGCCAACTTCAGCCTCAAGGTTTTCTGAGCGCTTCTTCTGTGCATCGACCCATTTGCCAACTTTGGCAAATCTTTTTTCTTCGGCCTCATCGATCTCTCCGACAATGCCGAGATATTCTCTTGCTAGATCGATTAATCTCTTCTGTTCTTCGATCTTTTTGCCATTATCTTCAGCCACAGAGAAATCCCTCTTTTCTTACTCTAGAGTAATTAGTTTGACAACAAAAAAGACCAGCTAGTGGTCTTCTCAGTATTTCTTAGAATAATTAGGGGGCGGCGGGGGCTGATTATGCGCGTTTAACGTTTGTGCGCTGCCGCCACCCTTGGATGCTCTTTCCATGGCTTCATTTTCAGCCTCTATTTGTTTAACCAATCTTTCGACAAACCATTTTCTAAGGCCGACAGGCAAATTGTATGCTTCTATGAATGACCAGCCGCCGGAGTATTTTAAAAAGAAGAACTGCTCATACACGTTCTCCATATACTCACCGCTCAGGCCAAAAAAAGTCCGCGGTCAGCGGGACCTCCATTTCACTTTCGTGATCACACTCCTGACACTCAAACTGCTGTGTAAGGTCAATATTCGGAGCAGCTAGCTTATATGCCATTCTTAAGTGTCTGGAATCTAGTGATGGGATGTTATCGACCATGTGTGTGATAATCTTTCTATCGGTTTCATCGTTTATAGAAACAATCATATTTGTCAGTTGAGTGGTGACGTTTTTCTCTTGGCCGCGGCCTTTTCGGGCCTGCTCCACACTTTTAACCATCTTCTTCTCATCTCGCCCTGTCAATAGTCTGAATTGCACCATCAACCGAGTTCTCGGCAACTCCACCGAAAAAGTTCCATCTTGGTTGTCTGTGACATCCATGTTGTCGATGTCTTCGCCGTGGTATACTTTGCTATCATTTAAGTCAAAAGAATATTTTTGATTTTGACCACAACTTGGACATGCTACAGTGGTCAGATATTCGTTACCGTAGCCAGATACTCGGGTTGCTACAATTATAGCATTTCGATCACCAATCAAAAGATTGTGGGGATCTACTGACTTGTTGGTAATTAGGCTCTCAATAACCCGATCTAACGCAACACCCTTTTTAAGCAATGTGCGCGAAGTTAGCATATCTTCTTCTTTTGCGGTCATTTGCTTGATTTCTATGCACTCTTCCCCGTGCAGGGGGTGTCCCTCTGGGTAATACCGACCCCCGGAAGGGAGATCGACAAACTCTGTCGGAACGACAAAGGAAAATCCAACGTTCTCGTTACTGTTGCTCTGTGCAGCAGGCTGTGGGGGGGAACTGTTGTCTGATTGACTTGATCCTACCCGGTTTTTATTTCGTGACAATATACACCTCTAATTGTTCTTTAAATTATCTTATATGTTGAAGAATTCGTTTCCACCGCCGGCGGCCGAAGAACCGACTCCAGCACCGGAAGTATCGACACGCGCCCAGTCGTACTTCAACGTAAGTGAAAGTTCTGTTAGATCGTCTTCGCCGTAGGCCAAATCGCCATACTTAACTTCTGTAATAAATGCGTTCATAAGAGTCCACTGTTCAACTTGCGCTCCGTTGGAATCGATTTGGGTAATTGTGACCTGACCCAAGGCTCCTGCGGACTTTGCTTTAGACATGGTGCCCATGCTATCTTCAACGCCCGGGCTCGTGGGCGGCTTATAGCCTGATAGTTGAATGATATCGGACAATGTCGCTGCCATATCTGGCTCAACCGGATCTACCAAAGTTAAGGAAACATCTTGCCAACTAACGGATCCCGGATAGAAGAACGTATGATTTAGATACTTGTGCTCTGCGGTATTAATCGTGAAAGACGGCTTATTTACTGTCTTTACGTACCACAATGAAGCACCTCCAATGCCGGCGGTAATTCCTTGAAACTCTACTGTAAACCTAAACTTTCTTTTAGGATCTCGGTATTCAGCTCCCTCTTCCCCAAAATTTGTTGACCAGAATGGCATTTGTTGTGTACTCCTTTTTGTGTCTTACTTTAAATAGTGTCTAATATTAATATTAATCATCAAAAGATGCGCCAGTTGAGGCAATTACGAAGTCTATCGCAATGAATTCAATGGCACGAGCCGGCTTAACCATAATCTTCGCATATAAAACGTTCTGATCAATTAAGTCAGCAGTAGTGGTGGACTCGTCAAGGATCAATCGATAGTCGGTAATACCAAACTCAGTCTTGACATTTGACAAGAACGGCTCGATTAAGCCCTTAAAGCGGTTCCATGTTGCCTGAACATTCTGCTCAAACAATACTTGGGTTGAAAGAATGGAAATTTGCTTCTTAAGATAGATAACCATTCTTCTGACGTTGATTCTATCCAGTGCAGATTGGCGCTCTTGCAGAGTCTTCTGACCGAATACTACGATTCCCGTTGATGGGAATGAAGCAATCGGATTAATTCTCGCCAGATATAGCTCATCTCTGTTGTCGGATGTTAATCTCGTCGTAACATTTGTAATTGGGATGCCGGCGGCGCCGTCAGATAGGCCGCCGCGGTTAAATCCAGCCGGAGCAAACCAAATCTTTGACTTTCTCTCTGAGCTAGCCAATACACCCATCATTGCAACGGTTGGCGGTACCCATAATAGCTGGCCGGTATTTGCGTCTCTAGTTTGTACCCACGGATAGAATGTGGCGCCGTAGCTAGAGTCGATTCTTCTTGTCTTAAGGTTGTTGGCCAACTGGGTGGGCGTGTATGTGACGCGATCAGCAAGAGTCGACACGCGAACCTCGTGACGTGGCTTATAAGCGTCCTCAAGGTCAATTAGCGCCAACGCATCGGCACGATCTTCACATACATTAATCATGTGTGTGGTAAGTGCGGGAGTACCCAAGCCTGGGGCTGATAGCATGTTCATATCAACGAATTCTGGATCGGCGATGGTGTCGATTGCTCTGCGCCATGTATAATAAATGCTATTATTTGTATTTGTGGCGGCAGAAGACATCCCCTTGTTATACACCGGATCCGGGACTCTAATGTTAAGGCCATCAAAACCGCCCCAGAATGGTGCAGTAAACTTGTTAACGCCGGCGTCCAATAGGTCTTTATAAGTGTTTGCGCCAGTAATCGCAGTAGCGGAAGAACCGTCGACGCGGGATCCAGAGCGATAGTAGTATGACGTCGAACTAGCGGAAACCACATTGTCCAAGGTGAATACATATGCCCATCCGTCCGTTCCAGTGGCAATGCTGCTGACTGGATCTGCGGCAATTGCGGTCGACCACCATCTGTGTATATCTGCTATGCTCTGATCTGTTACTGAGCTTCCAGAAGTTCTTGTTGTTTGCAGTCCGAAATACGCATCAGTAAACTTAGTCAGACCACCGTCTGAAGATGAGTTTCTTAGACGTGCTACCGGGAAGGCGCAAGAAGCGGTTAAGTTAGGAACACCGCCAGAAAGGAACTGGCCGGCGAGTGCCGCCAGCCCCGAAGTGCCCACGTGGTGACCCGGAACAGAAGAGCCTGTAACGATGTAAAAACTATCCTGC